CTAACGTTTGTTCAACTTCTTTTTTGCGGCGCGGGACTGGTCACGCATGACACTATAATCCTTAACCATCTCTGTCATCACCGGACAGAAACCGGCCTCTATTTCATCAGCGGCCGCGCTCTGCGTTTTCACCGAATATTTAACAACATCAGGCATTATCAATGCGTCAGAAGTTGCCGGATCGCAGCCGGTCAATAAGAATGTCATCATCAGGCCGGTTGTTACGAATTTCATTTTGAACCTCTCTTATTTCAATATTCATTTTTGCCGATTTAAGCGCCGTAGAGCGCTTTTGTGCGTCCACCCCCCTAAGGTAGCCAAAACCATAAACAAGCGGCACAGCGATTAAAACAAGCGCAAATGCGGTCCATTTTTTATATCGCACCAGAAACAAAATAAATTTAAGCATCGATCACCGCATGTACTTTCTGCAAAAAGCCATCCGTCGTTCCCCTGCCGGCCGACGTGTTGTAATATTTCTTCCAATAACGCCCTTGCGCCACACGATCACCTGCCGGGGGCAGCGCTTCCCTAAAGCGCATATAGTGAATACGTGTCATCGCGGCCGCATACCAGGGATTGACCTCAAGATCTGCAGACACACCCGGCCGGCGCGAAATTTCCTGCAAGCCATCAAGTAAATGCTGCCGGTGCGTAGGACCGAGATAATGCGACCATATATCATTATGCGTTGCCGGCTCCATCTGCCACCATCCCAATGCTGGCCCGCCGACCTGGCGCGTATGTTGATATAGACTTTCGGCCGCACCGGTAACCAAAACCATATCCAACGCCTCGTCAGAATATGCGCCGATCGCGGATAACGCCGGCGCAATAACCATGCTTCGTATCAAATCAATCTCGTTCATTTTTCACCTCATGTTGCGGCATATGGTTTTCCAGCACGACACAGAATCTGGATGCCGCACATCTGAATGCCTCCAGACGCTCCCGCAGCAGCTTCTTTTCCGCCTCGACCTGATCCGTCCCCGGGCAAACCAGGCGCGACATTTTTTTACTTATCTTTTCTGAAGACATGCTCGATCCTTTCCGAGAAAATCGTGAACGCCTTTGTGTTCTTTTCGACCACATCCCCGAATTCACGCACCATCGCGATCATCTCTTTTTTCTGCTCTTTGTTCTGCAACCAAAGCGCGCGTGCAAACCAGACCAGGGCGATAATAACCATCAGCATGAAGCTGACCAAACCGCCATATTCAACAACTTTTGCGCCGGCCGACACCGCAATTTGATCCATATCATCTACTCCTTATTTTGTTTTATTGATCGACCGGTGGTTGCGGCCATGTAATGTCAAACGGATCAGCCTGATCTGCCGGCAGATCGCGCAGGGCTTGGCGATATGTCGCCCATGCCTGTTGATCTACGGGCGCATCGGCAACCTGCGTCCAATCTGATTGGCTCAGCAGCCCATCCCGCTGCGCTCGAACGTCTGCCCACTTCAACGCCGGATCGGCAACCCAATCTGTGCCGTTCCACTCATGGCACGGCGATGGACGAGGACTATCTGTATAACCGGCCGGTGTCGGAAAATTATCCGCGATTTCTTTTGCGACGCCATCGGCTGTGCGATAGACAGAACGCATTGTTTCATCGGCAATAATCATCTCACCCTCAACCACAACCACCTCGCGTCCAGACAAGAGCGCGTCCTGTGCCGCTTTATATTGAGCATCCGTAATTTCAATCGCACCTGTGAAATTCTGCTTACTGATTTTGTTATTTGCTGCATATGCCATTTCAATCTTTCCTTATAAAATTCTCATGTAAAATGTTGCTTGAATGTGCTTAACATTTGTGTGGTCGCCTGTGCGGGCGTCGGGGGAGTTGGCGCTGTCTAAGCTAATCGTGGCATACCTGTAATTGTTACCTCCAGCACCTGGTGATCCGCCGACAGAACTGGAAAGAGCACCCTGGTAAGTCGTAGTCTGGCCAGACATTAAGTTGCTCACTTCCCCCGTAATCTGCTGCATCTGGTCATTCGCCGTCGTGCCAGTACCCGTGCCGGGCATTACATAGCGATTTTCACTGTTAATCAGATGAACCGTCTGACCATTGAGCGGACTTCCAGCCAAGTCGATATCAGCCGTTGCTGTAACCAGCGGCGCTGTACCTGACACGCTTTCATTGGTCAGCAATCCTTCGTTGTACTCGCCGACACCATCTTCGCCAGCCGTCAGCTTGATGTATTTTTCTGAACCTGAGTTTGAAGGCGCGGTCACCCCCGTAATATGATCCCAAACCGGGAACGGCATACCGATCGGCAAAGCGGTGCTGATCTCGTCAACTGTTGTGTTGATCTCGTCAATAGCATCCTGAACATTCTCGGCAGACATACCAGACGCAGTATTATCGTATGATATGGATGATGCGCCGCCCTCCACAACGGCAGCAGCTTTGATTGCATGGTGTTTTGCACTGTATTGTCCAGGCTCAACTTCGACGTCTTCGTCTTCCTCGGCCCATGCTTGCGCCTTTTCCTCCGAAAACTGTGCGGCCGCTGCAGATGCCGCAGATGCATTTGCACTATTCGCCGCATTTGCCGCATTGGACTGCGCATCGGCAATATCACTGGCATCCGGTCCCATCTTTATATTTTCAGAATCATCGTCAATAATAAGAAGTTTTCCGGCTTCAAAAAGCGGCATATCGCCTGACACATCTGCCCCTTCGGCCCGATTTAATATCAGCGCCCGATCGAGGTCGCGGCGCAATTCCTGCAGGATATAATAGATTTCGCGGAAGTCGCCGTTCAACAATGCTGTATCAAGACCGCCTCGACGGGCGAACCCCTCCGCACGATCGGCCGGCGTCACACCTTCCAGAACCACAACCTTGTCTTTCGCAACGGCAGAACCGGTCGTCACGGTTAAGGCATCCACATCCACCGTGTAGTCATCCGAACTCTCTTCAATCCCGTCGATATAAACCTTGATCGCGTTTTCGTCGGTCAACGGAAAGTCAATATCAAAAACGGACTGTCCGGCCGGATTGGTAACCGTATATCTTGCCCGACGATCATTTAATGCTGTATCCGATACCATACTGTATTACTCCTCTAACACATTTGAAAAATCAGGCCCGCGATCCGGCAATGCCTCGCCGGGTGACCACCAATAACGCTGTCCGTATTCACGCCGATATCTGTTTTCCTGCCGCCGGAATCGTCTGAACGCATCCGGATCAACGGCTTTCTGGATTTCATCAAGAAACATGCGTTCATACGCGGCACGCGCATACCACAAAGACCCAAAGACGGGCGTGTAACGCCGCAGCATATTGACAACATCATTGCCGATATTGGTGTCTTTTCCTTGCGCGACCTCCAACGCATTGCCGAGCGTTAATCGGCCGACATCATTCACGCCACCAAAAACAGGGCCGGCAATCGTCTGACCAAGCCCGCCGCCATAACGGTTCGTTGACGCCGATCCCAGAAAATCACCGATAATACCAAGACCACCCCCTTGCAACAACGCCGCCCCCCAGAACGCGCCGGCATTATCGCCGAACATGGGCCGAGGATCGCGGCCTTTTGACATTTCCTTCAGCTGCAGCGCAAGCGCGCCCATCAACGTCGTTGATATGATGAAGTTCGCGCCATAACGCGCTTTACTCATCGCACCTTTTTGCGTCACCATCCGCCGGATATGGGTGTGCAGCAAGGTGACGGAAAAGGATTTATACATCGCAAAGGACCGCATCAATTCCCCTTGAACAGTACCGGGACGGCTGTCGCTGACCATTGCGGCGCGGCCGCGCAAACTTGTTGACGGTACAGCAAATTCTGTTTCGGTCTGTATCATTTCCATCACGCGCATCGCCAGATCATCCGCAAATGACGGTGTCAGATCATTCCGGCCCGCAATATCATCCGGCCGCAAAAACGTGGCTTCCTTGTGCGTGTATTGCGTCGTCGCACGCACAATATCCCAATGCTCGGGACCGATACCATATTTGCGCATTGTTCTCTGCAACGCAGGATCAAGCGCATCAAACTCCTTGCCGGCATCATCGGCAAGCCGGCCCATGAATTCCATACCGAACGCCCAGCGGCCGGCCTGCGTCCAGGGCGACAAGAAAGATGCCCGCATAACCACATCAGCCAGCCGGCGGCTAATCTCTGATCCGGACACGTCACCAACATAACGCATTTGCCCGGATGCGATGGATGACCAGTTCTCGGCGATCAATCCCAAGCGTACCGCAAGCTTCTGGTCTTCTGTCGCGGTCGGGGTAAATAACTTCAGCACTTGCGGAATAAGCTTCGCCTCCGACAAGCCCGTATGCGCACGGGCCATCCGCTGGAAATTCAGGTCCGTGATGGCAGACAAGGATGCCGCGCCGAGTTGCGAGGACTGTACAAATTGCCGCGTTCCGGCAAAAAAACGTGCCCAGCGGCCGTCAATCGGCGCATTTGTACCGCCGGTAAACAAACCGAACATATCTTCGGCAAGTTTGACAGCGCTTTTCGCGCGATCAAGATTTCCGGTATCGCTGCCCCACTTGATCGTCAACTGGGACATATAACGCAAGGTTGCGGTCGGGTTCGGCCCCAAAACCTCCAGCATGGCAATATCACGCGCCATGCCGTCAATATGCGCCATCATGGTTGAATAGACATCGTTTCCACCAAATTTACGATTATAGGCAAGCCACGCATCCGCGTCCTTGAAAACCAGAAAGCGGTGATCGGCACGACGATTGGCCAAAGAACGCCCACTGGCCGCACCGGACGGTGTCAGCTTGTTCAGCCCCTCGCTTTTGATTGTTTCGTAAACCTCACGCAAGGCAATCTCGAGCTTTTCAGGCGTAATCGAAAAACCGGTGACCTCGTCAATCATCCGGTCCGGATCAAGTTTATCGACGACAAAATCACGCCACGCCTGATATCCGGCCTTGCCGACGCGCAGACTGTCATGCGTCTGCGGCAGCCCCCAATCATCGCGCTTCGGTATGCGGCCGCCGCCGGCATTAAAACGCTTGCGCGCAAATTCGGCCGTGTCGCTCCAGGCTGTTGCCAGCTCTTTGGCAGATGCATTGCCCGTATCATGCCCGAACGCCTCACGGACCAGATCATCCAGCGTCGCCTTTTCACGCACTGATCCGACCAGATTACGCCGGAAGGTGGACAAGACCTTTTCCATACGGCCATGCAAGCGGCCCAGCACAGCATTCTGCCGGGCCTGTAAATTCGAAAATTCCGCAAATTCATCATGATCGATATGGGCTAACAAAGCGCCGCGAAAATCCGCCGCGCCTTTCGCGTTTCTGTAACCACGCATATCCTTCTCGATGCGCTGCCATGTTTTGATCCGTAGCAATTCGCGACGGCGCTTTTCAAGTGTTTCAAGCCGCATTGCCTCATACGCCCGCCGGCCGGCTTCGACCTGTGCCGCATCAGCATGCATTGTGTTCTGCAACTGCAGGTCAAAATCATCAAACAACTCGAGAACCTGATCGGCCTTTTCTTGCGACAAGCGCCCCTCGGAAACAGCCTTATTGATACAATCATACATGCTCATGGTTTACCGCACTTTCCTATTTCGCCCAGCTCGGCTTCATCCCGGTCAAGCTCGTCCAGAATATCTTTCGCAGAACGGGTTTCCGGCACACGCTCACCGGTGTCCGGGTCTATTTTTTCACCAACGGGAATCTGAAAATCATCTTCGGCCGAAGATGAGTCTGTCACAGCATCGGAACGCACATCGGCATCAAGCGCACGCGCTTGCTGCTCCGATCCTGATTGACCTGGTTTGTCGAATAAATTTAGGCTTTGCTCGTCCGGCTCTGCTGTTTCGCCAGCACGCGGCGCGTTTTCATCCGCAACTTGAACAGCGCGTCCAGCTCCGCCATCCTGTATCCGTGTGAAATCGCCTCTTTCAATTGCGTCTCTGACAGCGCGGACGAAGTCGTCTGTTGCGTTTGTGTATTGTCCTTCATCTGCAGCCCTCCTTGCGGCCAATGTCAATGCGTCCGAAAGCGGACCTTTTCTGTTTGCCAGGCGCTGCACCATATCGGCCCCAACAGCCGCAGCATCGGCAATTTGTCTATTGGCCGTAGTATTCAACACATTACCTTCGGCTGCAATAGAATTTTCGTTCCGGACCAGACTATCAAAGATATTTTTATCCCGCCGTAATTTTTTCAGCGTTTTGTCCAGAACCTTTGCACGCTCAGAAAAAAGACTCTGTGTCATAATCTCTTCACCGAAAAGCCCTTGCTGGACTTCACGCCGCACACCGGACGATGCCGCTTGCCGCACAATGGATTCTGCCTGCGTCACATTCGCCGGCGCCGTCTTGCTCAGAACATCCATGACGGCCAGCTGCAAATCGGCATCATCGGGAATAATACGACCGACAAGCGCCGCATAATTTGCCGGCACAATCTCATTCACAACCATACCGAAAGCATCATCTGACAGGCTTACCATATCGCCGGCTTGCCGCACCAGAGCAGAATGCGGCGGCAGCTCACCGATCCGCTCTGGCGCAACACGCAGGACTTTAGCCGCATCAACGGCCGTTCCTGTACCTTGTGCAATATTGGTCATCGCGGCACGCATCCGCGCATCTTCCGGTGTAACACCGTCACTTTCGCGCATAACCATGCCGTATATTTCCAGTTTTTCGTCTGAACTCTCGGCCTTTAGCCGCTTGGCCAGACCGAGCCTTTGATGACCATCGGCAATAAACCGGCGGCCGTCTTCATACTCGTAAACAAAAATCAGCCCGGCCTTGTCCGGGTCCCACTGCCCGACACCGCGTAAACGCTCTGTCACGCCTTGTGCATCGCCGCCATCCTTAAACTGGAATGTTTTAGCATCGACCTGCACATCATCCGGGTCAAAGGCATGTATCACGCCGTCCAGAGATTTCATTTCACGGCGCAATGATCTTTCCTTTTTCGGCAAATCAGTATGGACTGGCGCGAATTCCTCTTCGCCATCAAGCGCCCGCATGGCATCAGCCAAACGCCGGCTGTGTTCCTGCGCTGCGCCCGGCACAGAACTGTCAAAAGGATTGTCTTTCTCCACATCGAGTTGACGCTCATAAAAATCACGGGCCGCCTTTTGCTCCGGCGTCGGTTTTTTTACGATCTTGTCAAAGAGCTTCAAGCGCCGTTTACCTGACAGCAACATAACACCCTCGGCCGCCCCTTTGGCCACACCGCCCAATGCCGCAGCGCCACCGGTTGCGGCTGCAATATTTTTCGCACCTTCCAATACGCCGGCTTCAAGACCTTGCTCACCCCTGAATTGCTGAATTTGCGGCTGTGTCGCCAATTCCGTGCCGCCGGCGATCACCCCTTCTGTGACGGCCGTCGCAACAACACCGGCCGACCGGGCCGCACCGAACGGCATTGTCGCCAACAATGCCGGATCCTCGATAGCCCCTTCCATCGCGCCAATGATCGAACCGACCTTTCCGGCAAAATTCGCACGATCATATTGATCTGCCGCATCTCCCTCGATGCGCCGCGCCCGGTCATTCATCTGTGCGATCATTTGATCCCGCGTCGGCAAGGCCGGGTGTTCTTGTCGCAACAGATCAACCTCGGCTTCAAAGTCATCAATGGCTTTGCGGCGGCTACTTTCCGTTCGCCCCAGAATAGCGTCATTCACAAGGCTTGGTGCCTCACTGAGAATCGGATGCTTTAACTTTTTGCCCGTCGCACTTTCTATCTGCGCAATACGATCGCTGTAAGCTTTTGATAACGCATCATAGCGGGAAAAGGGATTGTTATTCGCTTTTTGATCTTCACGCGCCGCCATAAAATTTTCGACAAACCCGGTCTGGATTTGCCCTGTATTTTGTGCGATCCGGCCGCTGCGCGACTTGTCAGGCCAATACCCACTCATTATTCGCCCCCGCCAAGTAATTTATTCGCATCCAGCTCGAACAAGCCGTCACGGTTACCACCATGCAAATAGGACGCCGCCCCCTTCACCGGGTCTGTTACACTAATCAGATAGCGACCAGGACCGGCAGACACAAGATACATATCTTCGACGCGCTCCGGTAATAACGGCCGGCCCGCCATATCCGTTGGCGCTATGCCACCGACAGACGCATCGATCAACTCGTCAACCGTGACATTTGCGATCGCGGTCCTGAACGCATCTTCCGACACATTAAACGGCAGGACAATCTTGTGATTCCCGCGCCACTCCACAACACCGCCATATTGTTGCCCATCATCATCGAACCAGGCTCCGGTCGCACGCTGAAGTGCTCTTTCATATATATCTTTGTTTTTACCAAAATCAGCCGGATTCAAACCACGGCGCACGGCCTCGGCCGCATAAAGACGATCCGCTGTATCTGTAACCGCACGCATTGCGGCGCTATGTTCGCCATAAGCATTCCCGACCGTATCGTGCATAATATCCTGTTGATCTTGCCCTGAATCCGGCTGAACCTTCAAACCCTCTGCAATCGCAAAATCGCCGACCGCAAAATCACGGGCTGTCGCTTTATGGGCTTCAGAAGCAGACAAAAGCCCCCCGACATTGGCCAGTGCCGGCGATGCCTTTGAGATATCGCGGAAAGCATGAATAGACTGATCGCCGAAACCTTGCTGGATCAAACCGATCAACCCCACACGACCGTCCACATCCAATTCGTCATAAGCATTTTTCCACTGCGTGACCTCTTCATCTGTCATCAATTTTACAGGCGTGCCGTAATGCTCCGAAACGGCAAGCGCATCCTCGAGGCGCGCTTTGACAGAAACCGGCGCTTCTTCACCGGAAAATTGCAATGATCCGACCGGACGCAGGCCGACACGCGCCGCCCAACTCAGCGGATCGCGGCGCAACTCTGTTTCCATGTTCGACAATAGTTTTTCGGCCATATCGACACGATCGACTTCAATCTGGCCTGCGGATCCGCGACTATTAATGCGGCTACGCTCTTCGTTGATCCACCCTTGCAGCTGGTCAGGCCGCCATTGTCTGACGGTTTCCTGAAAAGAAATCATGTCGCGCGCATATCTTACACCGTTAATCGCCTCAACGTCCCCGCTGGCCTTTGCGCGATCTTCAATGCCTGACAGAAAATCTTCACCGGGCGAAAACCCTTTTTCCATCCGGCTTTTCATTTCCCGCACATTTTCGTTCACAAGACGCCGCACACCATTTACACCGGATTCCATCGCATTGATTTCTGTTTTCATGCGCCGGACCAGGCGATCGCGCTGATCCAGATTGAATTCGCTCTCACCATCAGAAAACGCGGCATCAAATGCATTCAGATATTTCTTTTTCTCATCGAGTTCATCAATGTCTGAGAACGCCCCGATCACGCGCAACTCTTTTGCCTCGGCCGTGGCATCGACAACAAAGCTCTGGATTTCCTGCAAACTCAGCGCGCCGGCTCTGTTCTGACTGGCCGGATATGCGACCCCGTCAAATGTGAATTCTTCCTTCGGCCCATAGGTCACAAGGAAGTCCTGATAATCTTTTATCTCTTCAGCAAGCAACGTATCCGCTTCAGGATCCGCACTGGCCCGCACAGCCAAGCGGCCGATCGTTTTCTTTCGCTCGTCATTTGCCTGGAAAGCGGCCGCACGATCTTCATCATACTGTCTTTTCTCGGACAGCCTCTGGGCATCACTTGCGTAGGCCGTTTTCAAACGATCAAACGAAAATGAAAAATTTGTCGCAACCTCGTCCGGCAAGCCCGACGCCATAACGCCCTTTTTGTACTGGTCGAACATTTGTTCGAGCTTGGCCGGATTGCTTTTATGATCCTGATACAATCTTTCCGCAGCCTGACGCGATTCTGTATCATGCCGTGCAATCATTGTTCTGATTGCGGCCGCATCAAATGACTGTCCGCGAATTGTGCCGTCCTGCCTGAGCGCAACATCATCAGATGCCGCCGCACGAACGCCGGCGCGATAACCTTCTTCGCGCGCAATATTATCCAGCTGCTTGCCGATTTTTCTGGAAATATGACCAAGCTCTCGCGACAACATATCAAATGACTGCGCCTGATCGCCGGATGCAGGTGATGTCGCGCTATGCTGCACACGCGGAATCGCCGAAACGGATCCGGTCGCCCGTGTCAATGTCGGTATATTCTGCCCTCGTCCTGTACGATTAGCCACGGATAGACCTCCCTATTGCATAATCACCGACTGTGCCGATACTTTTAGCAATGCCCGTCATGCGCGCCGCATCGGCCGATGTGGATCCGGATGCACGGATATTGGCCGCATCAATCAAACGGGCACGCGCAGAGCGCCGCCGCGCCATTGCTTTCATTTGCGCATCATCTCTGGACACAGAGAGTTGCAGGTCAGCCTGACGGCGCGTTGATCCCGCCACCGAAACCGGTGTCCCGAACGACGGATCCATACCGTTACCCGCATATGCCAATCGCTGTGATGCCAATGTCTGGACCATATTATCCAGAATTTCATTGGAACGCTGTTTCCCCGCAATCTCTTCCTGCTCGGCTTGCAACTCCATTTCATGCGCCTGCAACTGCATCGATGACGCCCGTGCCATCGCCTGTGATTCTATGGCATTACCCTGCGAAAATCCGCCGAACAGGGATAACGCCGTACTGGCCAATGTCGTGCCGGTCGATAACATACCGAGAATTGATCCGCCACCGGCCGCCGCACCCGCTGTCGCTGTCCCCAGCCCTGCAATCGCCGTTCCTGACGATACCACCGCCGGCAACGCCGCCGCAGAAACAGCTGTACCGGCCGCAGCACCACCGGCCGTCAAGAGCGCCCCCGTGCCGGCCGCAGCGCCACCTGCCGCTGCTGCGCTACCGCCCCCCATCGCCAACATGCCCACTAATTCCATCAGAATTCTACCTTTCTCGTCACAGCACGGACGGTTAAAGGCTCAGGGACAACGCTGCGGAATTCGAGCGGCGCACCTTCTGCATTCCCCTTCAGACCTTCTTTCTTTTTAATCCCTGTATAAAGCAGTTCGTCTGTGCTGCGATCCAGAACATTACTATCTGCCTGCAGCAACCTGACAGCCTGCCACAGACCGTCATTGGCCCGTAATTCCAGATCACCTGTTTGATACAGCGAGAACGTCGCTTCAACACACCGCATCTTTTCGCCCTCGAGCGTTTCTGACTCCGGAATACGAAACGGAAGCAATTTTCCGTACACCTCATAATTAAAACCGTACTGGATTTCCGTGTCGGCATATTTGCCGATACTGAGAACACCGGTTTCGCTCACGGTAAAACTAGAATATGCCGTGCCATCAATGCGCGTCTGAACCTCTTCGCCCGCAAGGTGATCCAGACCGGTGACCTCATTCACCATTTTTGCAACACGAACAACTTGCCCCGCTGCCGCCGCCACAGACAACGTGACTGTCTTACTGCCAAGATCGACACTATATTCGGATGCGCCAAGACGGCCTCCATCGACACGAACGCCGATTTCATCGACCGAAGACGGATTATCAAACGTCCACACAAAATCTTCTTGCCCCTCCGCAGCCGTAAAACTTTCGGCCGTCACGGTAAAAATACCGCCGCCATCGAGGAGCAAATCATCATTCCACCGCTCAATGAAGCGGCGCTTGACGCCATTGATTTCGCGCTCGACAATAAAGAAGACGCGCCGGCGCTTATCCACCCGCACATCAAAAAGACGGTCACCGGCCCGTGTCGAAAACGGCATAAAGGCATTCACCTGATCCGATCGCAGGACAGTAAAAGCCGTGCCTGTTCCGTCATCATTCACCGCCAACAACATATCGGCATCCTTTTTCGATTTCTTGCGCCGCTTGGCAACAGATACCGGATTTTTGATCTGGTCCCGCGCCAACTTAGACAAATCAAGTGCTGTATAGGACTGCTCTGTATCGACAAAAAGAAATTCCCGGAATGATGTCGCGACTTCGCGGCCATCGTCGGAGTCTTCGTCCTCAACACCCTCGATAAATATAAGCGCCCCCTCGACCTCATGGACACGGATACCTTCTTTTGTGCCGACACCGGTTGAAAGTTTCAGAATTGTATCAACGGATATCGGCTCATTCAGCGCAAAAAATTCACCGTCATTGGTGAATACAGACAAATTGCGACCGGCGACCAGCTGATAAACAGCAGCAACCTGATCGGCCGTCGCCCGGAACAAAAGACCGCGCGTATCGGCATCACGGTCAATATCAAGATTATAGAATTCGCCGAGAACACTACTACCGATTGCGTTCGGCAGGCTTTTAAAACCGCCGACATGCAGACGCTCTTGATATATAACGCCGCACCGGGGATGACCGCGAGTATCGCTTATAATATCTTCGCCCGGCAGTTCACCTTCCGTGGTCCGTGATACGGACCACACAGAATTGCCAGACAGCACACTGACAGACATCTCGCCCCATTCGCGCGTGCCGTCATCGCCGCTGAAAGTCACAGTAAATTTATCTGTGTCATCCGAAACAGAAATACCGTCCGCCGCCGTGTTGCTCAATCCACGCAATTCAGACTGTATCGCCGCCGCCGTATCAGCATCAGTCGCCGCCGCCGCAATAACAGCCGTGCGCTTCCCCTCCAGCAAAATCGTGAATTTATCGCCGGACGACAAGTTCACATACCCCAACGTCTGGACCTCATCAACACCGCCGATGCCTGCCCCGAAATCATGCTTCGGTATATTCGACCAGGACACATTGCGAAAATCAAATTCATCATCATCGCCTTGCCTGAAAACCCGCTGGGTCCAGACATCGCCGTGGAACAGCAAGAGCGTGTCGTAGCTCTGGGTCCAGTTCAACACATCAACATGGTCATGCGTGTGCGGCACAGCGATATGCCCCTTCAGATCGTCACCGACAAACACGTCAATATTCCGGTCGGAAACAGCCATCATATAAACTTCTTCGGTGCTGTATGAAAAAGGAACCAGTTTCCCGGCAGACAAATCATCCGTTTGCGCCCAGAACTTCACTTCGCCGATCGAAGCTGTTGCGGCAATATCCGTCGAACCGACACGCACAATATGCCAATAACGGGCCGTCACTGTTTCGGTCGATGAACGCCGCCGGCTGCGATCTGTTGCATCCCAATTAAAAGCACTGCCATACACTGTCCAGCTAGAACCATCGTCACTGTAACGCACAAAGAATTCATCTGCCAAAGAACCGGATGATAACTTATAATTGATAATATCAACCGCATCCACGCTGACAGGCTCACTGAAATCAAACTGGACAATAACACACGGATCTGTTGTTCCGATATTACCGGATGTCGTCACATAGCTATCCGGATCACCATCATTGATATTCTCGGCTGTGCCACCATTCGGCACCGTGACCGACACACCGGACAAATCGATCTCTTCCAGCTTGCGTTTCAGCTCGGCAACATGCTGCATGCCGGGCCGGCGCGTCACACCGCCTTGCGGGATCACGAACAGATTGTTCGCGTCCGCAAGACCGTTATAATAAAACACAGTATCTTCACGCGCCGCCAACAGCTCATCGACGACACCGGATGTAAAATTTGTTTGCTTGATTTTAATCGCCATCAATACCTCGTCGCCAGTAATCGATTGCCATTCTTATGCAAACTTTTTATCGGGGAACTTTGCGAATGAATCCGGCGCGCTTCAGCATACAGGCCACCTTGCCCGTCATATCCGGGCGTGCCGTATGCGAGCTTCAAAAGCGCTTCATGACGCGATGTATTTTCTTTGATGGACAACGCAAATCCGGCCGCCAGATCATGTATAAGCAGATTAACAAAATAATATGGCCATTGCTCCACAGGAGGCCGGCGCAAATAATCGATAATCATCACGTCATAATCAGAATAGATGTAAACGCCATATTGCTCCCAACCGGCAACCGGCCGCGAAGACCCGTCCCCATAAACAGCGGTCGGCCCCTCAATCAAATCGGCGGGCAGACGATGTGCATTTTTGTGGATGTTCAATGGCGTAAAATCCGCCGCCTTGTTCAGCTCTCTTTTGCCTTTGGCCCATCGCCAGCTACCACGGGCAAGCAAGGCATCGCGGCGTGAGGGAAACGCACGACTGCAAACCGCTCCGACATCTGAATTTTCTTCCAGAGAATTGATCGATTCAGCGCCCACCAAATCAAGCGCTGTGTTACATATGATCGTATCTGTATAGGTGTTTAATGTCATGCTGCCTCATAAGAATCGGCGACACCATGCGCGGAATGATGCCGCCGAAACGCGGAAAAGTGATTACGCTGGCGTAATCACGATTGTCACGAAAACTTCGCCTGTGCCGTCGCCGGCCCCGTCATTATCCAAATGAATGACCTCACCAGCTGAAATTGTATTCTCCTGGACACTACCATCGGTCACAGATGTGCCGGCCGCATAGCTGTCTGAAAAGGACAGCGTTGCAACCTCGGATGCATCGGCCTTGACGACCAGACTGGATTGCGCTGTGCCATTGGCGCCGTTCGACACGCCATACACGGCTGTGATTTCACCGGCAACAGGCGAAACGACATAATGATCCGACTCTGTACCCAGAGCCGCGACACGCGCTGTAATAACCTGCAGCGCATTTTGCGTCACCGCCGCATGCTCGGTCAGCGTAATGTCACCGCTGGACGGCTTGTTCACGACATAACTGGAATGAAACTTTGTGCCATCACGGTCACCGGACACGACAATCAAATCACCATCCGTAATCAGATCCGCAAGCGGATTAAAATAACCCGCCGTTTCAATTTCTGTTTTTGTATGATCTGAAACATAGGCATGTTCCTTGACTGTGCCGGACATACCGGCGACTGCGCCCAATGTCTGGATTGTGATAAAACCGGCTGCGATGGCCGAAGGTGTAGGAGTTGGCATTTTTATATCCTTTTCTCTGAAATTGATTTTAAATAAAGAAAAAACCTGCGGCCCGGAGGCCGCAAAGTTCAGGAGGTAAAACTATTAATCAGGTGTTTCGTCGCACTTGATTTCGATGATACCGCTGGCATCGATCAATGCCGCGCCCTGGCTCATCATGTTATTCACGAAATGTGCTGCCCGGTCGCCGTGCCATGAAATGTCGGATTGAACATCCGAACCGCTGGCATGGCCAACAGACGTTTTGTGATACCAGAAACAGGAACGGATATCGTCACCATCTTTCGGCAGACCGGAATGCGGCATCCAAAGCGTGCCGAGCCAACGCTTTGCCTGCGTCATAGCATTGAATGGCAAGGCATCCGCACCAACATAATCGGCATCGACAAACTCATTAATCTGCAGAAGCTCGGCCCATTGTTTCCAGCCGACTACCGCGTAACGTTCACCGTCTTCAGGAACATCATTATTCCCCAGCCTTTGAAACGCCTCCATGACCTTATCCAGCGTCATACCGGCATTACCATCCGCAATCGTCGTCGATGTGTCCTGCATCGCCGTAATAATCAACTCGTCTGATGTACGGCCGAGCGCATACCCACCGGCATTCGCGATCACTTGCCGCTCGTCATGATTGATCTTCAGCTCATCCAGCTTATCAACCCAATCACCGGCATAATAATCCTTCAAAACACACTCGACAGTACTATGCCCCAGATTCATGACAGGCACGATACCGTGCGTTGATTTTGTTGACGCTTTTCCTTTACCCACTTTTTGGAATGTTGTTGATGCCCCGTTGACGTTATTCACGTTGCGGACAGTGTTGCGCAATTTCGATCCCTGACGCTGAAACGCCTCATGAACCTCACGCTCAAATTGTTTTACAAATGCATTATCAATATCAGTACTCATTTCAAGAGCCTCCATATAAAAAGTTAAACGGTTTCGACTTGCGTCGGGCCGAGTGCCTTTCCTATGGACGGGCCTTGATACGCTCTGATAAGCGCCCGGGTGCCGTCTGGATCGGGTCCAGTTCCCTGGCATTCACCCCGCTAGGGGCCGGAGCAAAGCCTTGCTCCGGAAAGGTGCCGGTCATGAAAAACATGAGGGCGGCAAATATGATCGATCACAGAAAAGTGATCTTTGCTATATTAAGCAGAATCATATTTTTTTTTAGCTGTCAACGTCTTCAGTTATTTTTTATAGAGCTGTTGAAACATCTCTGTCGTTTCCTGGATAAAAGCAGGATCCTTGTCACGCCAATACCGCGGATCCTTCACGCGCTTATTCACCTGCTCTTCCGTCACCTCGGAAGAAACACCGGCCTTGCCAAGATCAACCGGGATCGGCTTTTCACCAAACGCTTCCCGCGCTTTCAACACAAATGACAGACCCGCACCATGCTTCGACATTAACGCGGCCTCATGCGCTTCTTGCTCGGTCAGCGTCCCTTGATCGACCGATGCTTTCAGCCAGACATCGACAGCATCAACGAGCGGCTTTGCCTTTTCAGCACCGCCATATGACGTATAATCCCAGTCAGCATCGTCAGCTTCGGCATTTTCAGCGCCGCCACCTTCTACGTCCTCCATGACACCGGCATACAAATCCGTTATCACGTCCTGAAACGTTTCCTGTGACAGCCCATGCTTGTGTGCAATATCTTTGAATTTGGCCAAAACAGGATCATTGCCATCTTCATCCGGCCGCAAAATCTTTTCTTTGACATCATCCGGAACATCAAGCGTGTAACCGTCGGCATCATCCGGCACATTTTTGCCCTTTGCCAATTCGTCACGCGATCCCTTATATGCTTTCAAAAGCCGGTCGATTGTGTCCTGATCTGTGGTGCCCACCAAATGGTCTGCGATACCATCTGGCCGGTATATTTGCACGGCATCGTCAGACTCGCTATTTCCGTCGGCGGACGGTGAAGCATCGCCTCCATCGCCCGCGCCGTTCGACGCTCCAGATACAGGCTTATCTGCGCTTGCCTCAACGCCTTCTGTATTCGCTGCCGGCTCTTTTGCTGATCCGTTATTGTTTGTTTCTGCATTATTGACATCTTCGATCCCTTCTTTTTCTTGTGACATAATTGCTGCTCCTTTCAAAAATTCTGGCTAGGGTTAAAAATTTATTCTTCGGATTGTGCCGTTGATGCCGCATCTGCAGGCGCAGATGCATCTTTCCCGATATTCTCGCCTTCGGATAATTGCGCAAGAATATAGCTCATCAAACCGTTTTGACCGTCCCGCTGCAACATATAGGCTGTGATCTGCTCCATATTCATCTGCCCCGCATTCACTGCATTCGAACGCCGCAAGGTTTGATTGAGCAAGTCTTCCAGAACAGCCCGGCCGGCAGGCGACGAAAAAACGGACACATAATTCTTGAGCAAATCCTGCTTCGTGCTCTGGTGCGCTTTGGCCAGAGGGTTTGCTGCATCCGTCATACCGAAAGAGCGCCCCCCCTTATCCTGTTGCAGAATACGCTGCATCAAATCCTCGGCTTGCGGGTGTTTCGGCAAAAAGCCGCCACTGGTTTTCATTCCATAATCAGACATGTTTCCTCCTTTATATTATGCTGCCTGTTGTGTTAATCCGCCCTCTGCCTGCTGCATTTGTTGCGCAGCAACCAGTTGCGCGACATTTTTCTGCAAAACATCACGCTCTGTATCCGATCGCACCAGATCGGCGGGCACACCCATCTGGTCCGAAAACCACGGAATAATCTGTTCTAGCTTGGCCCCCATGAAGAGCATTTCTTCACCGCCAACAGCGCGGGATAACTCAATCCAACGCACAACATTTTCAACTTCCTGAAGCTGTTGTGATCGAGCCATCGGAGAATTGATCTGCACCTTGAGATTGAACTGATCGATTTTTAGCGCAGGGACAAAGCCAAGCTTGCGCAAAATATCCTGGACACGCTGCACCAGATTAACCAAGCCCGTTGATAAGCGACCGGCCGCACCACCGTAATCCTGAACCATCTGCCTGACGCGCTCGATGATTTCTGTCGCTGACCGGACAGCCCCCGTCATCGGCGGCAATGTATTATCCATCATAATCTTACGGATTTGATCGCGCAGATCCTCCAGAACAATCTGCCCCACATCAAACCCTCTGCCACTTTCCAGCGGCACAATAGACGCGCCGATATTGCCGCCCGTACTGGCCACTGGAATCATCCCGCCCTCGGTGATGATGATATTATCCGGATTGACCGTGCCATCATCTTTCACCAGATACATGCCGGCCAACGCAAGCGCGGCATTTGTCAGGATCATTTCTTTTGTCGTATTCGCTGTGCGAATATCAGCAAGCGCCAACAAGACCGGACCGGGGCCATAGGGACTACCGGCAACCTTTGACCAACGGAACACCGTCCAGGGATTACTGGTATAATTCCGCTCAACCATGCGAACCGGTTTATCACCCGACAGCCAGAGGACTTCATAACGCCAGGACACATCTTCTTCGGATGATGCGTTGTAAACAACCTCAAGCACCTCGATCTCAGGGTCTTTCGCGTCAGACTTCATCGCGCGTATCTCTTCCGGCACAGAAGCATCATCCCACAACCGATCAATCATCCGCACCTTGATTTTCCGCTTCCGGGAAAAGAAATCATCTTCACCGAACGGCCCTTCCAGAACTGCAACTTCAGACTGGCTGACAGCCTGGAACGCAACCGGATTAACCGGATTCTTTGTATTTTCCAACGTCAACAAAAAGCCATGACCGGTCACATAGGCATCAATGTACACCTCCCCCATCGCATCAATGAAGTTACCCGATTGAAAAATCATTGATTGAACATCAACAACTTTTGACAATTCCCGATCAAGCTGATCCAAAGCCGCTTTTTCGTAATTCATTTTAAGAAGCGGCCCCGGCTTTACGTCGTGCCATTTTTGATCCGGCGGCGTTAATTCCATCATCAGACGGTTCGCGCCGCGAAAAACAACATCAACAGCTGTACTGTCATAGGCACGGGCCAATGATCGTGGCTGTTTCTTGTTTCCTTCATACGGATTGCGCGTTGGCATTGCCAACTCGTAAGCCTCCTGAAATATCGGCTTCCACAAATCCTTGATCTGCCAGGCCTCATCAGACAGAAATTTTATTTCATCTACTGTTTTTTGCGTCATGATATTAGCCCCCTAGCTTGTCTTTGAGCGTTGAAGATGTAATCGGGCCGCCATATTGCAGGCCGGCCGCCCCGCTGCGACGCGCACGAATAGCACGCCGTTGTGCAGCTTCCTGCGCTGATAGCTCTTCTTCCCGCTTGTCGGCATCCTGTCGCTGACGCGCCTGAACGGCCTCTTGTTTTTTCAACGACTCTTCCTGCTTGCGGCGGGCTTCGGCGGCCGCGCGCTCTGCAGCTTTGTTGCCTTTCCCCGTCACCATACTGACTAATCCACCCATTCTTCGCTCCTTTCACTCCAAAGAAAAATGTCAACGTCATTGGCCCGCGCGCCCATCTTTTTTAATGTTGCCTCATATTCAAAACCCAAACCCCGCGCCCATCTTTTAGCTTCATCGCGGCGCGTATCGATCATCATGTGCAACCGGTGAAGGCCCAGAACAGCAAACATGTCGGTACACAGCCGGCGCTGTTGGCGCAAAACAACGCCGCAATCATCTTCAAAGCCCTTACCCGTTATCATCCACATTTCCCCGACACCGGCCGTTGACACAACGCCGCATATAACCGTCGGCTTCGCAATGTCCGGCAGCACCATCGCCGGATAATTCTCGATCTGCCAGACCAAGCGGGCGCAGGCATCACGATCCGACAATATCCACCGGTCCACCTCACGGGGCGTAAATGTACGCAATGCCTCCAGAACAATCCTGCTCATCTGATATTCACCTGTACTTTCGCTTTCATCGGCTTGCCAGAACCGAATGTTTTGGAACGCGCCGCACGACCGACGACACTCTCGAACCCGCCATCGCTCAAGCAGTCATATTGCAAGGCATCATGTACATCAGCTGACGGATCATTCTTGTCAGGCACATCACGATACGCATCTGCCCCGGCTCCACGAACCTTTTTAAACTTGTAAGCCGAATTGAACCCCTTCCGCAGCAAACGGCAGGTCGGGCTAATCAACAGCGCCGGCTGACCGTTATCCAGGGTTTTCGTCAGCAACAACCGTACGGCCGTCTGACGCTTTTCCGGATCATTGGTATCAACAGGCCGTATCCGTGCCGGGCCTGTGAAATTCATCAAACGATTAAGGCAGTCAAGCCAGGCTTCCGCATCATTACCGGATCGGGCAACCGCTGCCGGATCGGCGCCGCCACCTATAACCTTATGTCCGTGATACTTCCCGCCAATCAAGCGCGTTGCTTGTTCTGCCAGCACGGCCGCACCTTCTTCGACCCTGATCTCGTCCAGAACACGACGCTGACCGTTCGGCATTATCTGCCGGAAGACCATTGCCGGCCGCAGCCCCTGATCGACACTGACCTTGACCGGAATACCTTCGACAGGCATCAACTCTGAATCCGAACAATGAAAATCATCACGATATTGCGGATATACCGGCTTGCCATCGCGCGTATAACCATACAGGTTATGGATCATGCGCCGGACCAGATCATCGCGCCCTTGCGCCATCAAAGACTTTTCCATCTCTTCATAAGTCGAACGCGGCACGTGCAGCCTATTTTCCGCATTGTGGTCCAGCCCGCCGGGCTGACGGAAGAAGCCCCAGTTATCCGGACGATCCTCTTCCATAGCCTTGTACAGATAATTCTCGATATCCGGCGCATTGTAATCGCCCATGATTTCCTTGACGCACAGCTCCGGATCAACATGCCGCGCCCCTGGGTAACGTCCTTGCGACACACGGGTAATGAGGTAAAAAAGCACATCAGGCGGAAGCGTATCAGCCTCGTTCAACAAAGCCATATTCAATTCCCAGCCCCGCGCCAGATCCTCGATGTTCTGATCGCCGAGCGCCGCGAAGATCATTTGCAAATCGACAATCGTCTGATCCTGCATCCGGAAACGGACATGATGCTGGCCCGGCTCATTGCCGCCACCTTTCCACTGTCCCATGCTTTTCGGCACCCAGTTGAACCATGACGGAATCGTCGTGCTGTACAGCTGCCGATACGTGCCGCGAATAACGGCACACTTTGTGTACCGCACGCCATTCACCTTTGACGGCACTTGCGAAGCGGCGCGGCGCATAACTTTCATCACAGAGCATGACGTTTTACCCGAGCCAACCGGCCCCATGATAAAATTAACCGGCAAAGTGCTTTGCATGAAACGCGCACCGGTCGGCCCTGGAGGTTGAAAGTCTAGCTGCATCGGATCACCTATTACCCTTCGATCCGCACATCACGATAGCCAAGATCAACAGCATGCTTGACCAGCGTGCTGTCCTTCCAGCGGCTATTCGCACGCACACCGTAACTGCGCAGCACCTGCATCAGCTGGTCGCGCGTGCCGGTGAAAACCAGATTCTCGGGGTCCGCAGCGGCCGCGCCAACAGAAACAGCTTGATCGCTATCCTCAACCGCCACATACTGCCCGCCTATCAACTTTTTCATACCATCATCCTTCCATTGGTTCGTTTATCGTTCGTGCGTCAAAAAACTTTATAATCTTTGATTAGTTGCTCAAAAATCATCAATCCCGCCGCCACCATCGCTTTCGGCGTTTTCGTTAGAGTATTCATTGTTAGAGTTTTCGCTCTCGCTGTCGCTAAGCTCTTGATTTTGTTCACTTTCCAAATCAATGAATTCAACGTCCATTGCATCCGGATTCTTATCGGCAACCGGACCGGACTGGCCCGTGTTGATCGTCAGGTTCAGAAGACCACCATCACCCATGTCAATCGCCTGTGGCATCTTGCTATGGATGTACGGCGCAAGCTCTTTCAACGCCGCCACCTGTATCTTGAATGCTTCCAGCCTGCTACACCCCAGTTCTCTGGCGACATCCTGCACCGGACGATGCGCAATCTCAGCCAACCCCTGCAGCGGTGACGGATAACGTGACAGCAAAAATTCGCGCCATGCTTCGGTGCTTTTGTTCTTCGCACCAGGCGGCCGCCCCTTACCCCGCCCCGAAGGGACACCTCGTTTTCCGGCTTCGTCCCCGTCATCAATTTTCGATAATGCAAAAAGGCTCTGCTGTTCAGACACGTCAGCACCGGGCGGCACGCTGTCACGATCGTGCAGCTCCCCCACGGCTGTCGATAATCCCGTTTTTTCCCCTGTTGTGTCGTCAGACATCAATAAAACCCCATTATTTTATTCAAAACCGCAGAAAACTGCGAAAGATTGACCGGACCGTTGCGACCGTTGCACCACCGTTGCACTATTTTTCCTCTTTATCTGTTTGATAAATAAAGAAAAAAGAAAGAATGCAACGTATGCAACGCTTGCAACGCATAGAACGCTATACGTGTACACGCGCGCACATACGCATAGACATGGGTTAAATCACCGTTGCAAGCGTTGCACTTTGATCTAACCCATATCTACATTGACTTTCCGCCGCAACGCACCCGCAACGCACCCGCAACGGTGCAACGCTGTGCAATGCAACACAAAAAACAGATTGACACCGCTGAATTGCTTGAAATACAACGGGTTCGAGGGAATAGGCGCAAAAAAATATCATGCATCCCCCTTGTGGTAATGACGGCGCATTTCTTCAGAAATGAACGACTTGAACGGAATCTTGGTGCAGCGGCTCGGCACACCATCGAAGCGGATACAGCCCGCCGCAACAGCACCTTCTTTCCGCCGCAGTGCCTGCACCCACACACCGGAACTACCCGATCGGCCGGACCAATGCGTATCTTTGAAAATCTGCGCCAGCCCTTGATGCATGTTGGCAACCAACAGATACCAGTTTCCATTTTCGAACATAACTTTCATGCCGTAACTGGCCAGCACAGCGTTGCCATCATTCAGTGCCGCTGCACTGCTGCTGGCTTCGGAATAACCAGACGCTTCCATAATATACGCACCGATCTGCCGCCGCTTGCCGTCACGATACACATCGACAATGGATGTCATCATGTGGTCAATACACCGATCATGATCGGCGACATCTTCCTCGGTTTCGGCAAGCGCCGATTTCTCGAGCAGATCGCGCCACTCATCCAGTGTGTCTGACACAGGCAACCCGTCGTAAAGCATCATATCGCAACAGGCCAGAAGCGTGCCGAACATATCGCCGCCGCGACCCCCGTGCCCGATTTCCGCAAGCATCGTCTGATAGCTGTGCAGCGTATCCCGCATTCGCGGCCATTGGTCAATCAAGCGCGACCGCAAACGAACCCCGATCTTGTTGAAATATTCGGGTTCGAGGGAGGGCGGACGCGCGCCATTTTCCAGTTTATCGAGCTGAAGGATCGCCATCCGGCTGACATCCTGCGGCATCAATGGCGGTATCAGAATCGAGCTAAACAGAAAACAATTCCGCAGCGTGAAATCTGTACTGCGGTGATCCGATCCACCGCGCACCATACGGCTACCACTGGCCGCAAGACGCGCCAGCTTGATAATATTATTCGATCGGCGGTTATCTTCTTCGGCTTCCAGCTCGTCCACCGCCACAGGCAGTGACGCATGCCCGACCGACTGCCACAGACCGGCGGCCGTGGGGTCTGTTACGCTAATCACACCGCCATGACCATGTATGTCCTGTATGATCCGGTGCAACGTACTTTTGCCCGTTGCTTTATCGCCTGTGATCCACACAACAGGCCGCCAATCAAGCGCCCCGCCCAATATGGACGCCCCGATCCACCCCAGCAACAAATACGGATCAAGGTCCGGCCGTCGCCAGCTCCAGCTTTTCAGCACATCCAGCAATGCCTGCCCTGAATCCGTACCCTTATCAGATAAATCCGGTTTTGGCTTCGGCGGCCCGGCTGGATAAACATGTCCGTATATCTCGCCGGGTTCAAGGGCATCACGATTTTGATAAACTTTATCGCCACAATGCATGACAAGCTGGCCATCGGCCGACATCCAGCACCCCGGACCGCGCACCTTTTCCGATACATCGATGAAGCCCTTTTTGCTGCACGCATCCATAATCGCCTGCGCTGCCATCTCCGGCCGCCAGCCGACAATCTCCGGCAACTCATCTTCATTCTTCGGCGCGCTATAGCGCGGCCAGTATTCATGCACCAGATCTGTCCGGTCACCGAACAAAGACATGATCGAATTCTTTGACAGCTTTTCGTAATGCAAAATGCGCAGCCGGGCCATTTCATCGATGATAAAACAATGATCGTCGGACACGCCCAAAGGAATGATCGGCGAATCGTCCGGCAGATGATACGACGTGATGTGCTTTGCCTTTGCACCCCAATAATCACGGCCATCACGCGCCGGCCGTTTCGCCTCCGGTGCTGACGTAATCACATCCCTGATCTGGTCTTTTGCATCACTCATCAATTCGCCTCTTTTACAACCAGCGGCGTGTCGCCCTGGAGGAAATCGTTAAAATCTTTTCCGACCGGCGACCGCGCGACAAAGACCTGCCGGCCTTCGTCATAAAAGCGTTCAATCGCCGCGTTCAGCCCCTTCTCGGCCGCTTCATTATCGCCATCATTATCCGCCGCGATCGTGATCGTCCGGATCGCCGGCGGCAATGTGATATTCTGGAAGTTGCCGATCGATACCGCCGCATGCACCCTGTAATCTGGGCAACATAGCGCCAGCGACAAGCCGTCCTCGATGCCCTCGCACAAAATCAGCCGGTCACCGTCCGGCGCATCTTTCAATGATTTACCAGATGCCCCGCGCGATAACGGAATAACGCCACCTCGATACGGGGCCAAAACCTTTTTCGGGTCTTCAAGACCGGCTTTTACGACACGGCCGTCCGGCATGAACTGCAAATATGTCCGGTGCGTCGCAATATGCCGGCCCTCACCGTCCACAATCGCGGCCAGCATGGCAGGGTGCTGCGTCACCTGCCCGTTTTCATAGGCCCGGCACTCCGGCGCAAACCGCAACGCACCGGGCGCTTTGGCCAGATCGCTGATATCAATGCCACGGCCGGCCAGATAATCGACAACCGGCGTACCGGTCACCGGCTGCGCGGCCATCCATATATTGCGGGCCATCTTTTGTTTTTTCTGCACAGCTTTCCGGCCCTCGGCCTCGCGCCGGCGCGCATCCGCCGCCACTTCTTTGCGGCGCTCCTGCAATCGGCCCGGATCAAGATTATCCAGCCCCAACCAGCTTTTTGCCCAGGCAACAGCCTCTTTCTTATTGTCGGCAAACCGGATATAGGCCACCAGATCAAGCGCATCGCCTTTACGGCCGGCGGCCCAGTGCGACCAAATGCCTGACTTCGCGCCGGATACACACATTTTCAGACTATCACCAAGACCGCCGCTGGCCGTATTGGCCTCGACCCATTCGTGCCCCTGCCGCGATCCACGCGGCAATAATTCGGCGGCCAATGATGCCGCCCGGCTATTCAACATGCCGGCAATCTCGTCTATATCCATCAGCACCAAACGCCCCCGTCTGTATGACCGGCACAGCGGCCTGTGAATAATTCTGTTGACTTAATTATGAAAATATGTTGCAACGGCGCGGCAACGGAATGGAATTTTATGAAAAACAAAGAAAGGATCATGCGGACGCCTCCGTGGGAAACATCGCCAACTGGCCGGGCAAGACATCACTATTGCCTTGACCGACCTGTCGGGAGATTTTGGCAGATCTGTTGTGCGTCTTCGACAGATCAATAGGATAGAAGTCATTCGGAATTATATATCCTAGCGACCACTCAAAAATTTCCACTATTTTATCAGGCCGCGGTACAGATCCACCCGTACGCCAAAGCCTGAAAGTTTCTTTGTTCACCTGCAATTGCGCCGCAGCGTCTGCATCGGACAAAGAATTTATGTCGCAATAATATTGTAGTTTTTTACACATAACGGAAATCTTTTTGCCAAATTTATATTGGCATGATGCCAAATTCTAATTGGTTGCACAAGCAAAAAAATAATTGGCAAATGATTTACATGGTAAAAAGCAATAAATACCCTAAAAACTATATAAAAGAACTGCGAGAATCTCGCGGTCTAACACTACGTGATCTCGCAGAAAAAACAGGATGGCATAACCAAACATTAAGCAATTTGGAACTATCTAAGGCTGACCTCACATGGTCGAAAATACAAACACTCGCAACCATATTGGAATGCCACCCCTCCGACATCACCGACGGCCCGGGCGAATTAATTGCCGCGCGCGATGAAAAAGAAAAAGATCTGTTATCAACATTCCGCGGCCTGGATGACAGTGCAAAACAGATGTACTTACATACCTTAAAATCATTCAGCACCGTTGAAGAACCGGACACAGCAGAAAAAGACGACACAAAGGACGACAAGAAAAATGTACGTTGATGACCAGACACTGGCCCTGATATGGCTGCTCACACTGGCTTTAACAACTATATCCGGCCGCATCACCCTGACAGTGCAAAGACTATCACCGGACACGTTGTCCGGACAAAACACAATACGCCTCATCATCGGCGCAGGGACATTCTTCTGCCTCATTGCACTGCTGGTTTTTCCGTTCTTTGAATTCAGACGCATGTCCTTCATGGCCATCACCGGCATTGCATTCTGCCTTTTTTGCGCACCAATGACCGTGCAAACCAAGACAATATCCACACTCTATAAAATCCAGCCCATCATAGATATATCCATCATCACAGGCACGCTTGCCCTATGGTTCGAATGGATTGAATAACAAAAATCAACCCATAACGTAATTTGCAAATGACAGAGAAATCACTGATCACAATCTACACTTTGGTAACAATATTGACTTTTGTATACCTGTGTTTTTTTGATGGCTACGTATATACGTGGTGGAATTGGATACTTGCTGCCCCAATAAACTTCTTCCTATCATCTATATGGCCCATTTACTGGGGAATTCTACACTGGATATTCTAGATTTTTTTAATCAATAACATTTTTTGCCAATTTATTTTTGGAAATATGTTGACATCTTGCCAAAAATAAATTGATATTCTTCGTAACAACTTTACGGAGAACAAACAATGCGCATTAAAACCTTTGTCCTGAAAAATCTGTCTGATTTTTCTCTGGCCGTTCAGGCCCGGCTCAACAAAGCCACCCGCATTCACCGCCGCCGCCGGCGCTTCAACAGAAAGTGGGTGCTGTGATGAACGCAACAATAACACCCCGCCTTATCGACGAAGATGCCACGGCCGCCCTGCTCGGTTTTTCACGCGCATGGCTTCACCGCCATCGCGACCGGCTCTATGCACGCGGCTTTCCGCAACCCGTTCTTGATACAGACGAATTCGGGTCACGGCGCTACGACCGCAAAGCGATCGAAACATGGATCGACGGACACACAAACCACCGTCACATCACCCCCGATGCCGGCAACCTCGTAACGGACTGGGAAAAAACCTTATCCGACCGCGCCGCAACGATAACGATCTAAAGACTAAAGAGCAGGCTAAAAACAGGAAGGACCACAGAACAATGACACAGACAAAAGAAGCCCTGAACATTTCGAAAGAGCAAATCCTCATGGCACAAATTGAAACAGCCAACACATTACGGCCGCACACACCCATCCGGGACATCGTCGAGGAAACAAACATCCTATACAACCATCTTCGCAGATTGGCAGCCAATGCGGCTGAGAAACAATTTACAGGCTCCGTCTTCACCGTCCGCGCAAGCGCCATCGACGAGACAGACCTACCGCAACCGGCACAGAAACAAACCCAGAAACCGGAAACACCCGCAACGCCCCCTAAAGAAACAAAGAAAGCCACGCTTTCACCGCGACAGCGCGAAACACTCGACGCCGCTGTTCGCCTGGCACATGCCGGAAAACCTATCACGGCCCGCAATATATCGCGCTGCAAAAACATCTATATCGAACCGAAAAACGTATTATCCCAATTAAAAGCACTAGCGGGTAAACATTATGTCGAGCTGAACGAGAGCAAACGCCCCGCAACCGCCCGCGTTCTGAAAAATCCGGACGGCTCAAAATTCGAGCCACTGGAAAAAACGGAAAGCGGCGGCCAGACCGTCACCAAATGCCCGACACGCTATGCCGGCGGCTATACACCCGCCGCACATCTATAGGTGACGCGCCATGAACAAAATGAACAAAAAGAACAAAAACGTAACCGACATAACAGAACAGCTCGAACAATTCGCCCGCCGAAAATTATCGGCGATGCCGCCGGAACAGCGCGCCTTGATCGAAACGCTCACGATCATCAACGCGATCAACGCCGGCACGCTTCAGGAAGAACAGCTTGTTTCTGCCCTGCGCAGCACATCGATGATCTATCGCAACGAAGCCCCCTATCTCAGCGCGGGACTGGATATGGTCGCAGATGAAATCGAACCAAACAAAAGGACAAAACAGTGATGAACAATGTTGTTGCATTCCCCCGTGATAAAAAACCGCCGGCCGACCTCAGCGCCCCCGCAGAATATGAACTGCACTGGGCACGCCGCAACCGGCCGCACATGATTACCTCACGCGATCCCGATCGCATGATCCGCCAAATGGAAAGCCTGCGCGATCGCGCTATTCCGGCCGCCCTCTATCGCGACGGAATTCTTGCCGGCACGGTGGGGGTCGGGGCAGATGGACGTTACAACATCACACTTTTTTAAACTAACCCGAAAAAACAAATCATAAGGAGATTGAAAAATGGGTAAAAAAGCGAAAAACACGCCGAACACAAAGAAGACCGGCCACGAGGAAACACCGACCGGCGAAGCAGAACTGCGCAAAGCCGAAGAAGACGCACGCAATGTGCTGCGCGAACTTCTTCTGAAAAATATGGCCGTCGCCTTTGTGGCATCCGCCCCTGGCAAAGAACACCATTTTGCCGAAATGTTCATCAATAATCTTGACGCATATCTGGCAACAGCACCGTCCCCACATACGCAGGACGACACAGCCCCTGCGGCTGCGCCGGCGATCGACACAGCCGATATACAGGCGCGCATCGATGAAGCGGCCAGCACGATAGAAAGCTATCTTGAGCAAAAATTGCAAACCTTTATTGACAAAAAGCTGGAAGAAGCCCTGTCGTAACAGGGCGCAACACCAACGGAAAGCGCGGACCGATGGCAAAACTCACCATCCGATATTTTACAAAACGTCCCGGAAAAAACGGCACAAAACGCTATTTCTGGCAGCCGAGCAAAGAACTCGCTGACGCCGGCTGGAAACTGACACGGCTACCCGATAACTATACGGATGCCGTGGCAGAAGCCCAGCGGATCAACGCTGCCGTTGATGAATGGCGCGCCGGCCTTATAAAATCACCGGTCACCGAACGCCCCGGCACATTGTCGGCGCTCTGGGCAAACTATAAGAACAGCCGCTTCTGGCGCGATCTCAGCCCGAAAACGCAGTATCTCTACGGCCTGAACTGGAAAACGATCGAAGCCTGGGCAGGCGACGCACCGGTAAAGTCGATCACAGCCAAATCAGTGCAGATTTTCTACGAAAAATTACTGGCCACCGGTAAGCCGGCAAAGGCCGGAACCATCATTCGCACATTACGCTTGCTAATGACACACGCCGAGCGCGAAAACTGGATTCCCAAAGGCAGCAATCCGGCCGCCAACCCCGGCATAAAGTACAAAGCCAAGCGACAGGAAATCTGGTCCGAAGACGATGTGACCGCGTTCGTCGCGCAAGCTGACAAAATGGATCACTTCGGTGTCGGCACGGCCGTACTCATAAACGCATGGATGGGCCAACGCAAAATGGACCTTTTATCACTGTCCGTCAAAGATTATCGCGACGGCGTGATACAGATCCGCCAGTCAAAGACCGGCGCGAATGTTGATCTGCCCGTTGATCTAATTCCCCAGCTGAAAGAACGCATCGCGGCACAGATCGAACGCAACCGCAAACACAGCCTTGTCGGCACATTGATACAGGACAGCAAAGGCCGCCCATACACCGAATACACCTTCACCCATATCGTGCAGGACATCAGGGAACAGGCGCAAAAGCACCACCCAACCCTCAAGGGAAAAACATTCAAGAACTTGCGCCACACCGCCGTCGTGCGGCTGGCCGAAGCCGGCGCGGAAGTAACCAGAATCACATCCGTATCCGGACACTCTCTCGGTAGCGCCAACCAAATTCTGGAGGTGTACAACGTCCGGACGAAAAAGGCCGCGCAGGAAGCCTTCAAACTCCGCCTGCAACACGAAGAAAACCAAACAGAGAAAGGAAAATAAATGTCACAACATCTATATAAAGACCAGCCAGACGATAGACAATCCGAGGATACACAGGAAACGATCAGCAGATTCCGTCCACGTTACCGCGCATTAACCGATGAAGAAAAAGCCCTGCACGATGAAATCAAGGCAAAAGCGGAAGAGCTTGATGCCCTATATAACAAGCTGACACAAGGCAGATACACCTCTCTTGCCGTCACAAAGCTAGAAGAATCCGTGATGTGGGCCGTCAAACAACTGACATCATAAAAGACCTGCTTCACCAGATGGCCCCGAACATCGAGGCCATCGCGTGAGGCAGGACGGGCAGACTAAGGCGTATTAACTGAGGTGAAACATCCGCATTGCAGCGCCGCCGTTCATAAACGGCACAGCTCTTCCCTGCTTCAAACTTAACAAAACAACATCAGAAAGAAGGACATAATGAAACCCGAAAAATTAATACTGAACACAAAAGAACCGCAGGGTGAAAAAGAGCAAATGCTGATCGATCTCACCAAAAAGATCGACCGCGATCTGCGGACGCATACGCTTGATACGCTGGAAAGATACGAGGGCGCCATCGATCCGGACGTCGTTATCAGCGCGCTGATAACGTCAAAAATGCGTGACATTATCGCTTCACTGGGCGGCCTTGCCAAGATGTGCGGCCCTGAAAATGCACAGATGACTGCCGACATCATCGCCGAAGAAATACAAAACGCAGTATCACGGCACAGATCGGCCGATACAAAGCAAAGCATAAACTGATAACACCCACAGGAGCAACACACCGTGAACAAAGAACCGAACCCGATCGATGTCACCGCCGGCGAACGTCTGCGCAATTTCCGTATGGTACGCGAAATGAGCCAGGAACAACTCGCCAACGCAACCGGCATCGCACAACAGCAAATCCAGAAATATGAACGCGGCACAAACCGCATCAGTGCCAGCCGGCTAAAACAATTCGCGGATATCCTCGATATCCCCGTTGCATTCTTCTTCGCCGGCGAAGCGCCGTTCACCGTCCTGCCTGAAAACAAGCAGGAGTTCGAGCTGCTGGCCGCATTCCGCGCCATGCCGGAAAGCGCCCGGTCACACCTGGTATCCTTCGCCAAAGGACTGACATCATGAAACATCCAAAGAAACAACGCATTGCGGATTGCCCGCTTACCATAGACCTGGCAACCGCTAGGCCGGGCGATATATTCCGGACACAGGACGGACAGGAAGCTGTATTCATTGCCTATGACGCCAAGCTGAAGCGCCCCTTCATATTCCGTGTGAATGACACAATCTGGACCAGAAACCAAGACGGCCGTCATTGCAACAAATGCAACGGCTTGGTCTATCCTGCAATCATAGGAAAGAAATAGTATGAAACCGCTAAAAAACAGCAGCAAATTTAACGACATCTACACACCACCGGAACCGGTACTGGACCTGTTGCCGTTCCTAAAGCCCTTCGAAATCATATGGGAACCGGCCGCAGGTGAAGGGCACATATCGCATATTCTGCAGAAGCATCATTATGTTTATTCTTCGGACATCAAAAACGGATGCAATTTCCTGACTTACGATGCGGAACATCTTCAACACGACGCGATCGTAACCAACCCGCCCTTCTCGATCAAAAATCAATTCCTGAAGCGCTGCCTGGAACAAGACAAACCGTTTGCCTTGCTGCTGCCGATCACGGCCCTGTCACACGGCCGCCAACAGGCGCGGCACAAACTCTACAAGGAACACGGCATCGAGATTATCTTTCTCGGCTACCGCGTCCACTTCATCACGCCGTCGGGAAAGAATGATTGCTGGTTCGACACAGCATGGTTCTGCCGCGACATCACCGGCCAACCCATGACATTTTTATAAGGAGGACAGATGACACAACAGCTCCACGATGAACTGATAGGCATCAAGCACGATGAACTGATAGGCATCAAGAAAGCCCTGACAAAGATCATACCGCACGTGAAATCAAGCCACAGATGCGAAGCGCTTGCGCGCGCACTCGGTTATAGAACATACGCTGACGCGCTCATAGAAACCCGAAAGGGACACAAAAGAAAATGGAATCCGGACGCTTTTACAGCATACCTCAGAGAAAAAGGATTTCACGATGTAACAACAAAGCACCTTCTCATGGCATATCTCAAACACCACAACACCCCAGAGCAGGATATAAAAACATCATGATTTTCCGTGGCGTCCTGTACTGCGTAGATATATTCGATCGTGGAATATTCTATTTCAGGACACTACAGCCATTAACAGCCACACAAATCAATAGCGTCGCCGGACATTACGCAATCAAAAAGGCAGTACACAAACGCGATATTGCAATCTACAGAAAGGACAAAGAACAATGAGCCAGCTAGAACCATGCCCATTTACGGGAAAAAAAGCCAAACTTATGAAGCACGTGTCATTAAGGGGGCGCGTTAAATATCACGTGTCGTCCGGCAACATCTATACAAAAGGATTCTCACAAGGAAAATCAGCCGTCAAACTATGGAACACACGCACAACAAAAGACACAGCCCATTGCGATGCGTGCGCCGGCACCGGCCGGATTGAATGCGAACCGGACAGCCCACACACACACCCGTGCGATACCTGCCGCTCGGCCGAGAACGACATCTTCCAGAAAGGTGTCGAATACGGCAAAACCCTGCAAGAAAAAAGCTACAATCCCGATACACTGAAAGCATTAGAATTTGTTCTGGAAGAAGGAACACAAACAGAGTGGCGGCTCTTTGTAGAAAATCACGCAGAAGCGATCCGTACAGCCCTAGAGCGTCCGCAGGTTGATGTTGAGGGGCTGAAAAAACAAGAGGTCGGCGAGAACATCGCACAACACAGAATCAATAGAGGTTGGAATGACTGCATAAACTACCTACACGAACAAGGCTACCTATCCACACCAGACACGTACAAGGAGGCAAAAGAAAACCAGTGA